AGAAACAATGGTCAGTCTGTGCCGAAAGGCGTCCCTTCCGGGAACAATACATGGGAACCCTGTCAGATATGAGCGAAGCGGACTCTTTATTCATCGTTTAAATCATCAATAAATAAAAATCAAAATGTCGATTCCCGCCCTCTCCACAAAAAACAAATATCATGACAAATTTTGAAGTCCTCGATACGATAGAAGATAGAACAATTCGCAATCGTGCATTGATAAATGCAATAAAGCAAAACCCTAGGTCTCTTTTGTTGGGGTGTATCAATAGAAAGGCCTCGGCTATTCTTCAGATTTCCTTTGTGTGGGATGAGACGCCGGAAGGAGAGGATTATTGGTCAAATGTAAAGCAAGACCTTATTAAAAAAGAATCACAAGCCTAAATCATGTCACCAAAACTCAAAAAACAGATCATCACTGAGCTGATGCACCCGCTGCTCATTCGCCTCTCGCTATTCTGCGTCGTGATATACTTCGTACTCGGTGTATCCCTCGTCAGCGAGCACATCGGACATTTACTTCACCCCAAAACCGTCGCACATGTCAGATAGACAGCAGTACACCATAATTCACACCCTGATCAAGATGCTCAGATGGAGTACCGATTCCAAGGAGGAGGTCGTCATCTCCTACACCGGAGATCAGACCAAAACCTCCCTCAAGGATATGACCTCCGCGCAGCGCGACGACCTGATCAGCTTCCTCAAGGCTCAGGCCACCGAGCAGGATGCCACGAAGTCCGCCTGTCAGAACATCCGCCGCGGCATCATAGCCGTCGCGCATAGTCTCGGATGGTATCAGTACAAGGACGACGTACTCGTTCTCAAGGAAGGTAAGAAGCAGATAGACTACAGCCGTCTCAATGGCTACCTCACCACGCGTACAGCTGCAAAGAAAGCCCTGAACGATATGGACAAAACAGAACTGCAAGCCGCATACGCCCAGCTCAACAAATACTACCTCACCACACTAAAAGGAAAATAAAATGGCAGTTAAACTCAAATTAAACAACGCAGAAGTACCGGAGCTGTGCAAGTACATCTCACAGGCTAAATTGTTTCATGCGCAGTATGACGGCGATAATAAATATATCGCGCAGTATCTGCATCTATATGACGGCGATAATAAATCTATCGCGGCGATGGTGCAGCACCTCGTATTCGAGGTCTACCGCAGCCTCGGCAATCGCTACATGCATGATGATAAAAAACCCAGCTACACCCTGACCCTCACCAGAGCAGATGCCGCAGCCTTCATGATGTACTACTCCGCCTGTCCGCTCCCTGACAACAAATACAGCAAAGCCATCGTGCAGGGAATTTTCAATAACATAGACAAGCAACTGCAATGACCACACACACTCTCACATCACCACAGTTCAAGGGCGAGATCGTATTCGTGTTCAACGCTGCGATGAAGCTCATCTATTTTGATATCCGGGCCATGCTGGACGACGAGCAGCATGAGTACATCACGCGAAACACGCCCACGACCATCGCCGACCTCAAGAAGTTCAGATCAGCGACGACGACGATCACCGTCACGCCGACCGATCTCGGCTTCGAGACCTTCTGGGACATGTACGCATTCAAGGAGGGCACCAAGAAGCGAGCCGCCTCCACATGGTCACGCATGAGCAAAGAAAACCGCATCAAGGCCCTGGAGTACATCCGCATCTACGAAGGCACCCGCCCGAAGTGGCAAAACAAGCAGCTCCCCGAAACATATTTATCATCTGAACGCTGGAATAATGGTTAAGATAGCTAAAAAAGAATACGCCTTCACTGATCTGGAGGATGGCGACCGATTCTACTTTGCAGGAGACAAAAAGAAGGTCGTCCACGAGGTTACCCGCGATAAAGACGGCTACAAAGTACGCGACCGCGATCATCATCACTGGCAGCGCCCCACAATGAAGCAGGTGACCTCACGAATCATATTTCTACGTAAAACAGAGACTAACCCATGAGAGGAACAAACACACTATTCGGACTCTTCGTCGAGAAGGATAAGGCACCAAAGCCCGACGACTACCGCGCTCGCAATCACTACAAGCCGGAGCGTGACCTGTGTCTCGCCTACAGGTTCTTCTACTATGCCAATATCCAGCGGATGCGCTACGACGACGCCCTCAAGCAGCTGGAGCGCGAGTTCTTTCTGACAGAGCATCGCCTCGTGGTAGTCATGGCAGAGAATCAGAAGAAACTCGCCGAGATCATCGAGCATAATCCCACACCCGCACAGCTCGCCAAGCTCTACCCACACCTCGTCTGGAATCCCAAAAAGAATTAATATTTATATTCACAAAACCAAATCAACAAAATGAAAAGTTTATTTCTCCTCCTTGCATTCTCCCTCTGCCTCAGCTCCTGTACCAACTCGCTCGACGAGTTCAAGGCAAAGCAGAAAGCATTTGACGCCATGCCGCAGAGGTATAAGGACAGCATCGCTATCACCCGCAGCGATTTCAGTGGCGAAAATAATGAGCCTGTCATACTGGAGCATGATGTCAAAACATGGTTAAAGCATCCCGCCTCATTCAGGTATATCTCCTCCGGCTTTCACATGGAGCAGGATACCGCCTACGTCATCCACATGGATTTCAGCTGCCGAAATACTCATGACTCTGTGATCAATGCAGCAGTCGACATGCGCTGCATGGTAGGCTCCTCAAATGGTCAATTCATTCACAGTACAAAGGGTATCGGATTCCCGAATGATCACTAAAGATTTTCGTTTTGTTTTATTTTTTGAGAGGGTTGCAGCCCGAACAAAAAGAAAGCCCCTCCATCGAGGGGCTTTCTCATTTATCTGATCTGTGGCTCCGGTCTCGGCATCGTGCCATACTCCGGCTCCGTATCTCCATCCTCAAAGGCAAGGCTGTACCGCAGTGTCCGCAGCCTCACACCCATCGGCAGGTTCTCGGTGATGACTGATGTACGGATCAGATGGCCGACGGTATCCATCGGACTCCATCCGTGCAGCGCCTTATTCAGTGCCCACTCTATATCGTAGTAGCTGAGCGCCTCGCGCCTCCAGTCCTCCGGCGTCATGCTGTCGCTTTTGCCGAACTGCGCAAATGCGAGCTTGATCACGACATCGCCCACAGCTGTCTGGGTATTATCGCCCAGCTCACCGAATGTCCATCCGTCAAAGTCAGCCAATACACCGGGGAAAGCCATCGCGGGACGACTGGCATACCCTTCGAGCTGACCGAGGTCATGTTCTATGTAGACGATCTCCGGCACCTGATCCTGTATCCGTGCCATGAGGGCGAGAAAGATATTTGCAAAACGTGAGTTCATAAAATGGCGATTTAAAGAGTAAATAATGTGGTCAGCTGGTCAGTGATCAGCTGGGTGGTCTTTCTATCCAGTTTCGGGCTCGTATGGCCTCCGTAGGGCATGAATTGACGGCGTGGCATGTATCCGCGCCTCGTGAATGGCCTCACGGCTCCCTTTCGCGTCGTGAATCCCCTCACATTCTGAGTGCCCCGGTATCCTTCATTCATCGCACGGGCATATTTCGCAGTGCTGCTGACCTTGATCTCTGTGTCAGTGGTCTTGTTTTGGATGCTTTTTAGCAGGTCATCGGTCTTGACGGGCTTGCCTTCCTTCGTTTTGGCCCACGACATGCCCTCCCAGCTGCGCGATTTGAGGTTGTCGTCGATCAGGATCACGCTGTACTTCGCTATTTTCTGCGTCAGCGGCTTGCCGATCGTGCCTTTTGCCTTCGCAGACATGTCCTGTATCCTGTTGTTAAACTCTTTGAAGTCCATATCACTGCTTTACCTTGTCATTTTTGACGTCTGTGTCGAGGGTTTTCACGAGCTGAGCACCAAACCACGGAGCCGCAGCCGCTTTCAGGGCCGCTCCGCCATCCTGCGCGACAGGAGTCCAGGCGGATAAGATCCGTTTCAGCTGATTGACATCATCCTCCAGCTTATTCCATCGCTCGACGGCCTTGTCAGTGAGTACCATGCCCTTATTATTGCCGCCGTTGAATACCACGCCATCCTTTGTCATCTCAAAGCTCATATCACCGATCTTGACATACAGTTTGTCGATCTCCGAGCACTGGATCAGGCAGTAGTCCGTCCCGCCGTCCATCTTGGCGATGGCGCAGTAGCTTCCTTTCTTTGGCAGTATCCACATACCGACATCGCCCTCGGTAGCCATGCGGAGGCGCACGTCAGGCTGTATCAGATCGTCATTGATCAGCACTTTGCATGTCTTGGTGTCAGCATCCACGCTGTCTACATTGCCTGTGTAGATTTCGTAGGCATCGGATTTGCCCAGCTCGGCGATGCCCTCGCGTATCTGCTTTATTTTCTTCTGATCCATCAGCTGAGTTTTAATCCTATACCTACTTTACGCCTCGCACCTCCCATGCCGTAGGTCGTCTCGGTACTTTCTATATAATAATTGCCCGACCGCTCCGGGTATCGTTTGTCTGTCAGCTCGCAGCGGTATCCCGCCTGACAGTAGGGCACGAGAAACGCCGTGAACGTCCCCTCGTATCCGTCGAAGCTCTCCTGTAGCAGCTTGGCCTTGGCGATCTTGGTGAGCTGCTCACTGCTCGACACGACACTGATCGTATCCGTGCGCACGGCTCCGCCCTTCTTGCCCTGATTGGTCGTGATGAGCTGCCCGGTATTGTCGCGGTATTTCATCTCTATATTGATCACGGTGTCCGCTGCCCGTTTGAACTTGAGATCATTCGCGTCGATGGTATTCCATCCGAGCTGATATTTGGTAGTGACATGAGCAGTGTCGTAGTAGCTCAGTCCCATATACAGCGTATCATCGATGAAAAACGCCGTCAGAGCGCCTTTCAGCAGGCTTTTGATATAGTCCAGCACCTGCGTACCTGATCCGTTGTTTATGACGATGTTTTTGAGCGGCATATCGGGGATGTCGGGATGCAGTTTGATATCCGTGCCCGATACGACCTCCTGCAGCACCTCCTGCAGCGTGGTGCTCGCCCAGCTCTTCTTGATATTGGTCTTGCGGCGCAGCTGCCATGAGTAGCCCTCGCATTCGATCTCTACGGGCGTGATGAAATTGATATTGGAAATGAAGCCGACGAACTCCTGCTTTAAATCGCCATTATATCCCAGTTGAATGCTGACTTTGTCACCGACATTGAAGGTCTTTGCAGTCTGCACACTCTCTGTCTGCTTCTCATCGCATTTCAGCACGGCAGAGGTCGGCAGCTTGATGACGGCCTTCTGCACATAGTCGTGTATGGTCTTGGTGATCTTGAGATCATTGCATCCTTTGAACTTGTACGCGCCGATATTGAACTGACTGCCGAGTGTGAATGCCATTTATGCTATTTCGAGTGTGAAAATCTGATCCGTCTTGAGTTCCATCGCGAAGGCCCTCACATGCTCCACACCGGGCATCTCCGGCATGTCAAAGGTCTTGATGATCACCTTGTCCTGACCGCCGTGCTCTGTGCTCAGCAGAAATATATCCGAGAGGATGCAGTCCAGCTCCACAGACTGCTGTTTTTCAAACAGCGTCTTGAGGTCTTCGATGTCCGCCTCAGGGAAGTTTCCATTCTGACCGATCACGAAGCCTTTCAGGCTGATCTTATAGTCCTCGGCGCTGATGATCTCATTGACCTCACCACGGCGCTCGGTCATCGGTGTCTCTACTATCTTCTTGCTGCCGCTGATGCTGATCCACGAGTAGGGCAGAAACAATCCGCCCAGGGTGACAGGCATGAAGACCATGCGGCCCATCAGATCGGCTTTGTAGTAGTCGCCATACTTGCCCTTCTTGGACTTCTGGTTTACGTCTTTAAACTTAAAATCTCCGCCATCCGTGACACGGAAATTTTTCGAGCCATCGGGATCGGTCAGCTGTATGGCCTGCGGCCTGTAGCCCCACGTAGCCTGAAATAAATCTACAAATGAGAATGTCATGCTTCTGGTTTAGGAGGTGATGCAGGAGCCGGAGGCGTGTCAGGATCTGTTTTCGGCGGATCAGTGGTGGTAGCGTCCTCACCTGCGCCCTTGCCTTTCAGCTCCTCATAGTTGTCGGGCTTTTTGACACCGTATGTTTCGTAGAAATAGTCGTCACTCATCGGCAGTCCGATATCATTTTTCAGTTGTGCGTCTATCGCGATCCGGTCTTTCTCGTTGACCTTTTCATTGACCTTGATACTGAATCTGCCGCCCTTGGTGTCGATGCCGTTTGCTTCGAATATCCTGACGAGGCGCTTATTGAGGATGCGGCGCACGAAGTTGCGGTCAGCTTTGTTGATATCATTCTCCACGTCTGCGTGTACACTCGCCTGAGCATAGCCGCTCGTGTCGCTGCTCTGTGTGGTCTCCGTCTGTCCGAGTATCAGTTTGCTGATCTCATCATTGCACAGGTCGACCATCGCGGTGAATAGCTGTCCTGTAGGATTGTTACTACCACCTTCGATGAATTTCACCTCAGTACCCGCAGGGCGTATGATCCTGCCACTATTGCCGAGCTTTTCAAACATCTGCTCCAGCAGGATGCGCTGATTTTCATCTGCACCGTCCCACATGGCATCTATCAGAGGTGATCCGAATACCTCGATGAACTCCGCGAAGTCCGCAAAGGTGTCACGCTTATAGATCACGTAGGGCGCAGCGATCAGCAGGAGTCCGAGGTCAGGTTCACCGCCGCATTCGAGCACCGTATCGGCGTAGACACCCTCACGGATGCTAAAGCCAAAGTTTGCCGTCTGCTGCGTCGATACCATACCCTGCTCAGGGCGCATATGTTTGCGCGGGATCAGATAGACGCCGAGTCCCTCGTCTGTAAACTGAAACTCCAGCATCGTGTAGCCCCACATCTTCGAGTTCAGTATCTCCGTGATCACCGTCTCGAATGCCGGAGTGTCTATCCACTTCATGATGGTGTCTACCTCCTGTCCGTCCTTGTCTGTGAATACCCAGTCGACGTTTGTCACTGCCATGATGCGTTTATTGACCACGGCTGCGAGGTGAGCGTCGAGCAGGATGTCGAGGTACAGATCATAGAGCTGCACCCGGCGCGGGATCAGTGCATCAGCGCTCTTGTGATCGCTGCGCCACTGACCTATGCTGAGCGGTATCCTATTGGCAGGGCGTACGGTCAGCTGCTGTATGATCACGGGGCGGGGCTTGCCGTCTGCATCTACGTCAGCCTTCTGGAGGCCGTTAAATGCCTTGTTTGCATCGGTCATCACCGGGTTTAATAGTGGGGTCTCTTCTGCCATCGCTTAAAATCTGTTTAGGCGCTTCGGAGCGCTGCTCGTGTGAAAAAATGTCGCCTTCTCTGCTACCACAGCCGGGGGCCAGCCATCCGGCACGAACTTGCCCGACTGCACGTCTTTCAGCCACTGTATCGCCTCTGCGAATCGCGTCTTGGCATCCTCATAGTCGATGCTCGGATTCGCCAGTACGATGAAATGCCACTTGACGAGGTTCTTGACATACATGAGGAGTATCGGGTCTTTCACGTAGCCGGGCAGGGCGTTTACATTGTCGAGAATCTGCGCGTAGTCGTAGCGGCTCATGTAGCCCTTGACCTGTGCTATCGACGTATCGACAGCCGCCTGTAGCAGGTCGGCATCTGTGCGCGATATGGTCGTCACTACGCCGCCGTAGATATGTGTCTTGAGGTCATCCGGTGTCAGAAATGGCATATCTTATATTCTTTTTGATGAATGATTTTTATTTGGCCTGATCACGGTCATTTTGGTGCTCGTGAGTGCTGCGGCCTTGCTGTTGATGATCCATACTGCGCCCTCGACTGCATCGGGGCCGTCCATCGTCTTGCTGTTTGGCCCTGCTGCCTTAAACTGTGCCTCCAGTCGCTTCATGTGAGGGTCATTTCGCTCCTCCTCGTTCAGAATCAGATTTCCCATGCGGTTGATCGGCTCCAGTGTGGCTTCGATACGGGTGTACTTGTCTCCCTTGTCACGGGCATCGGGCGTGATGGCGAGCGCATTGCCGATCTCGCGTCCTTTGCGTGATATGGCAGGTCTCAGCACCTGCTCGTAGAATGGATTTTGCAGCGAGTTATTCTCTATGAAGGTAAAGAGCGATTTCGCACCTGTAGCGTACGTCCGCGCCGCGAAAAGATAGTCGACGAAGTGGCTCTGATTCATATTGTCCACATACGCCTTATACACGTATCTGAATGGCCCTTTGAAGCCTATTACAACCACAGATTTGCAGGAGTTCAGCGCCTTTGATTTGACGGTCGGCTTGTCTCTGTTGCTCGTCGCGGGATCGGCGTATACTACTATGAAGGGGCACTCCTTGATAGGCGGACATTTGCCATACTTCATTTCGGGAAATGCTTTGCCCTGGACGACGGGATTATTAAACAGCTCCGACTGCGATGCCTCCCAGCTCACCTTTGATATCTGGTAGTCTATGTCCTCCTCGCTGTTTTTCTCAGGCCACACGGAGACGCCATACTCATCTCGTATATTGATGATCTCGCTGTAGTCAGCCATCTTTGAGGCACGGACTATGCAGCAGTCCTCGGCGATGATATTGCCGAGCCACAGGATCAGGTAGGGCTTTGATACGTCGACGGTGAAAAACAGGGCCTTTTCAAACCACTTCCATTTCTTGTCTATGATCTCCGTATTCAGGCACTCCTCATCGGTGTCGAAATCGTCCATGATCAGGCATCCGGGCCGCAGCTCCTCGCTGCTTGATCCGCGCGGAGCCTGTCCTGCACCCATACCGATGAAACGCACACCCTTCGTCGTGGTGAAGTCTCCTGTAGCCCACGATCCGGGCTGCTCCTGTACGCCGTAGTCTGATATCAGTCGCTGATTGCTATCCAGCTGACACTGATATTTGGTGAGGAAGGCATCCGCCACGCTGAATGTGCTGCTCGTGTAGATGATCGGCGCTGTCATTTGCCCGGTCATGACCAGATAGAGCACGTCAAACATCGCCGTCGTGGTCTTCGACAGTCCACGCGCCCAGTGCCTCACCTCATACCAGTGCCTGTTTGTTTTCAGGTTATCATGCAGCCGCTCACTCGCTTCGAGATGAAAGTCGGGTGATGGCGAGCTGAAAAATTTCGGGAAATAGTATTCTTTCCACGCCTGTGGATCGGCTTCGAGCGCAGCGATACGGCGCAGCTTGTCAGCGTGTTTCTCCTCCTCATCGACGGGCGTACTTTCCCTGATCGACTTGCGAAACTCCTCCCAGGAGGCGAGCGCCTGTTTGTCTTCTGCTTTCATCTCAGGTTATCCTTTATGAAGTCATCAAATAGCGCTGATATCTTCTTTGCCAGCTCCATGTCGAATAGCTTGATCCATGTGATGAACTTCTTAGCCGTCTCGATGATCTCCGCGATGGAGGCTTTCGTTTCGAGGTCTTTTATGTCTCTGATCAGCTTGCGGCGCGTGTCTGCCTCCTTGCTGTCTGCGAAGCGGAATCCTTTGTCCTTCGTCTTGATATACTCATTCAGCTCCTGTAGCTCCATGTAGAGATTGCGCAGCTGCTCCTCGCGGGTCATGAGCATACTCATACGCAGCTTATCCCACTCGCCCTCCTGCACCCATCGGCCTATCGTGTTAGGATTGACGCTCACACGCGAGGCGATCTCCTTTTGGGTCAGATTCTCCTTTGTGTAGAGCGTTTTCGCCCAGTCTTTTTTCTGTTGGTTAGTGAGTTCAGCCATGTATGATTTTTATAGAGAAAGGGAGGGCGCTACGGTAGCTCTGACGTGGTTTTCGTGTGTGTCCGCAGACGCTCATCACGCCCTCCCATGATGCAAATATGACCTAGCGTAGCTAGGCTATCACAGGAAGTATTTGAATCGGTACGCGGCGCGAAACTTAATGGTACAATTAGGCGATTAATGCAAATTGTTCGTTTTTCTGCGCCAAAAATAGATATGATGTTTGCCCTGTCAAACGACATTAAAACATGCCAAAAAGCAGCAAACGTTTCATCATCTCTACCAGCGGTCTCAACTCGCAGGGCTTCCGAATGCTCACCTCCGGCGTGGTGCTGGATGACTTCAATGAGAACCCTCTGATGCTGTTCAATCACATCAGGCCAAAGGGCAACAGCACAGATCAGCTGCTCCCTATCGGCAACTGGGTCGACCTCGCTGTCGAGGGTGACAACATCTGGGCTACTCCGTTCTTTGACGATGGCGATGAGTTCGCCATGAAGATTTACAATAAGGTAGAGGCGGGTTTTCTCAAGATGTGCAGCGCAGGTGCCGAGCCGATAGAGGTCTCCATCGAGGAGGCCGATCTGCTGCCCGGACAGGAGCGCCCCACAGTCACCAAGTGGAAACTCAAAGAGGCAAGCATCTGCGACATCGGATCAAATCCCGACTCGCTCGGCGTAGCGCTCTACGATCATGACTTCAATACGATCCATCTCTCCGAGGAGACATACGATAAACTTTTTCCAATAATTCAAAAATCAAAAATGAAGACAAAACCCACAACAGCACAGATAGCAGCTGCGAAAAAAACGGTCGAACTCGCTGACAAAAGCAAGTCCACGTTTATAGCGTCCAAAGCGCCGAAGGCAGCTGATCTCGCTGCTGCGAAAGCTCTTTTGAAACTGGCAGATGATCCGGCAGCGGATGACGAGCCGGATGCAGACGTCGATCTGAATGCCGACCCCGCTGATCTCGACGACGATCAGAAGGTAGCGCTCATCCTCGCCCTCCAGAAGGCACTCGCCGACAGCACTCAGAAGCTCGCCGATATGGATGAGCAGCAGCAGCTCGCCGACGAGCAGGCACAGGAGGAGAAATGTGTATCTCTCGCCGACACAGCCGTCAAGATGCGTAAGATCACGCTCTCGCAAAAGGACATGTACATCCGCCTCGCAAAGGCTGATTTCGAAGGCACCAAGCAGGTACTGGACGCGATGAAGGCTCCGGCTACCATCAAGTCTCAACTGGAGCAGGGCGGCGGAGGCGGCGCAGTAGCAGACGAAAAACTCGTCAAGCTCGCAGCCAAGTCATACGATGAGCTCTTCAGATCGGGTGAACTGCCATATCTCCTGAAGAACGATACCGAGACTTACAAACTCAAGCTCAGGGAAAAATTTGGCAAAGACCCTAAGAACGTCTAAGCCGATCACGCATAAAATCACCATTTAATTTTCATTTAAAACCACAATCAATATCATGAAAAATTTCATTTTCAAATTCTTTATACCCTTTCTGGCATTCCTGCTGATAGCATCTCCGATGATATCGAAGCTGTCAGCATTCGGGATCAACTCCGCAGTGCTGATGCTCGCGCTCATCGTTACAATGGTCTTCTCTGTGGCCTATTTCCGACAGCCCCACTTTACCAGAACCTCAGTAAGGAACGGTGTCGAGGTCGAAATGTGGGCGAACTATATCTTAGAGCGTCTGTGGAAACTAAATCAGTTCATGCAATCTTGTTTCAGCGATGACGACAAGGTACTCGGAGGTAAGATCGTCCATATACCACAGCCGGGTGCACTGCCCACGGTAGTTAAAAACCGAACGGTATTTCCAGCTGTCGCAGTCAGACGTGCGGATACTGATGTACTCTATGCACTGGATGTCTACTCTACTGATCCTACTCATATCACCGATGCGGAAAAGGTCGAGCCGAGCTATGACAAGATCAATAGCGTCTATGGTGATCACTCAGGTGCCCTCGCGACAGTAGCAGCAGATAACCTCATCCTGTCATGGCTTGCAGCCCTGCCGCAGACAGCCTACTACTACACTACAGGTGCAGCAGTACCAGCTATCGAAGGTGCAGTAGGCAATAGGAAAGCCTTTACCTATAAGGATGTCAAGAAGATCATGACTAAGCTGAATAAGCAAAATGTCCCTACTACTGATCGCTTCTGCCTCCTCTCGTCTGACATGATGCAGCAGTTCACCGACTCTCTCACTGATTCACAGCAGAATGCTTTCAATCAGTTCTACAATGAAGAGACCGGAGTGATAGGAAAGTATGCAGGTTTCACATTCTACGAGCGCAGCTCCGTAGCCTATGCCGAGACTACCGCTCCCGGAGGAGTGACCACTACCACTATCAGCGCCTACGGTGCAGCGATAGACGACACGACCAATGATGTCGCGATCTTCTGGCACAGGGATGCGGTCACTCGCGCCCTGGGTGAAGTCAAGTTCTTTGAAAATCAGGATCGTGCCGAATATCAGGGTGATATCTACTCTGCTCTGCTCCGTCTCGGTGGCCGTCGCCGCCGTGCTGACAACAGCGGTATCATCGTCGCCGTACAGGCAGCATCAGCTTAACCACTGTTTGTTTTTGTTCGAAGGAGCCCCGCCACCACAAGTGAGCGGGGTTTCCGGGTGCAAAACGTTAATAAAAAAAATCAAAATCAAAAAATCAATATGGAAAAAGCTAAAAGGATTTTCGCTAAGAACGCCGAGAAAGGCGAGGACGGAAACTATATCCGCAATGAGGTACACGTCACCACTGACGGACAGCATTTCTTTGAGAAAAAGTATGCTGATGCTCACGCAGCTCACCTCGGCACTGATGTCACCACCATCACCCGCGCAGAGGCCGAAGCCTGGACAGGCGAGGAGTCTATAGAAGCAGAGATCAAGACACCATCAGAAAAGCCACTGACAAAGGCACAACAAGCCGCTGCTGACAAGAAAGCTGCTGCTGACAAAGCTGCCGCCGATAAGGAGGCCGCTGACAAGGCCGCTGCTGATAAAGCTCTCGCCGACAAGGAAGCTGCTGGCAAAGCCGCCGCTGCAGAAAACAAATAATTCATTCATCAGTCAGGCTGCGGGGAGGATGCTCGCAGCCTGATTTAATCATCACAAAAAATGGGTTTACCAAACGTAAGGATAAATTTACTGAACGGACAGCTAGGAGGCTTGATCCAGTTCGCCGAGGGTGTAGCAGGTATCATCGGAACCGGAGTCGCAGTGAGCGGCAAGATCGGTATCAATGATCCGCGCCTCATCACCTCTCTACAGGATGCTGTCAATATCGGCATCACCCCGGTAGACAACCCTGCCGCATACCGTCAGGTTCGTGAGTTCTACGCAGAGGCTGGAGACGGCGCCGAGCTATACATCATGCTCGTGCCGGACACCATGACGCAGGCCGACATGTGGGATCGTACTAATACCAATAGCATCACCCAGCTGCTCAACTATGCGCAGGGCCGCATCAGGATCGCGGGTTCATACTTCGCGGCTCCGGGAGGCTACACGCTCGACGTGACTGCGGGTATCGACGCTGACGTATTTGATGCCATACCGAATGCACAGGCGCTCGCTGCGGACTTCGCACACAATCAGACACCGCTCAGGGCACTGATCGAGGGCCGCGCCTTCTCAGGTGTAGAGGCTGACCTCACCGATCTCACTACCATGACCGACAATCGTGTCGGCATCGTGACCGGAGGATCGCTGGACGATGGCTCATGCGGTGTCGGTGAGTATCTGGGACGCCTCGCAGCGATCCCCGTACAGCGCAAGGCGAGCCGCGTCAAGGACGGGCCGCTCAAGCCTGTGACCATGTATGTCGGCTCCGCTCAGGTAGACACATTCAGCGGACTCGGCGTGATGCATGACAAGGGCTATAATGTACCGCGTAAATTCCCGAATAAAGTAGGCTACTACTGGAGCGGTGACCATACCTGCGCAGCAGACACGGACGACTATCATTTCATATCCCGCGGACGGGTGATAGACAAGGCGCAGGTACTGGCTTATGTCACCTTCGTCGAGGAGCTGGACGACGAGATCACGGTCAATGCTGACGGCACCCTCTCTCAGGGACTGATCAAGACCCTGGAGGCCAAGATCGAAGGACAGATCAACGGCTCCATGACTGCAGGCGGAGAGATCAGCGCTGTCAAGTGCTTCATCAGCCCGACGCAGAATGTACTCTCTACCAATCAGACGATGGTATCCCTGACGATCACTCCGGTGGGCTATAATGGCAACATCGTGGTCAACCTCGGATTTGACAATCCGGCATTGGCTTAAACCGTATTTAAAAACCAATTAAAACATAAATAATGTTTGATAGCAAAGAATGTGAATGGAATGACCTCGAAATCTTCATCGACGGTGTCAAGCTCGGCAAGGTGCAGGGCCTCAAGTACAGCCGTACACAGGAGAAGGAGGTCATCCACGCCGCTGGCAATGAGCCACTGAGCGTCCAGCGTGGCAATGTATCCTACGAGGGTGAGATCACCATCCTGAAAGGACTGCTCGACGATCTGAACAAAGCAGCTCGCGCATCAGGTGGTAGCGACATCCTCGACATCTCCGTCGTGGTGATCGCAAACTACCGCGCGAAAGGTGCCCGTCTGATACAGACGGACTCGCTGCTCGGCGTAGAGTTTACGAAGTATGAAAAGGGGATGGAGCAAGGTGCCAAGAGTATGCCCATCACACTCCCTATTATCTTTCTTGGCTTAACATCCATCTAATGAAAAGACACGAACAAACAACAACGGTACAGCCCACGAATGAGGATCTCGAAACAGCGAAGGCGCTCGAAGCGAAGATCGAAAAACTAAAGAAGACCCACGCTCGCCCGGATGCTACAGGCAAGAAGATACCACTCACGGAAATCTTCGTACTGAAGGTCGGTGATAAGACAGCATTCCTGCGCAAGCCTGACCGCCATGTCGCATCCCTCGCCCGTACGGTCGGACAGGGAGACTATATCAAGATACAGGAGGCAATCCTGGACGCGGTATGGCTCGAAGGTGACGAGGAGATCAGAAACGATGACGACTACTTCCTGAATGCCATTCCGTTTCTCGAAAACCTCATTCAGGTAAAAACCGTCGAGCTAAAAAAAAGCTAGATGAATACACAGTAGCGGAGGATGACCTGCTCCGGCAGGTAGACACCATGCTCCGCTACTATTTTCACATAGACCCGGACACACTCACGGACGATCAGTATGCCATGCGATTCAACGAACTCGTATGGATACGCAAAGAGGAGGCTAAACACAACAAAGGAAACTAAGCAATGGGCGCAGCAGTAGAGTATTTAGTGAAAATGAAGGATGGCCTCTCCGGGCCACTCTCCAAGATCGCAGGAGGCTCTGAGGGTGCCAAAGGCGCACTGGAGAAACTGACAGGCGCTGCTGAGTCCGCTACTGATGCTACCAAGAAACTAGGCAGCAGCCTCTCCTCCCTCGACGGCCTCAAGGATGCTATGCCTGACGCCGTCAAAGGTGGTTTCGACGCGATCAAATCTGCCATACCCGAAGGAGTCGAAAGTGCCTTCGGTGGTATCGGCAAGCTGATCAAAAATCCATTCGTCATCGCAGGAGCTGGCATCATGGCATCTATCGCTATGGGCATGAAGGACTCCAAAGCCAAGATCGACTATACCGACCTCCTCGGCCTCAATACCGGGGCCAAAGTCTACGAGGACATCAAGAAGCTTCGCGTAGAACTCGGCGGCAGTGTCGTATCTGCTGCTAAGAATCTCCTCACCGCAGGAGCTGACAAGGACACCATCAGCCCGATGCTCAAGAACATCGGCGAGGTAGCCGGAGGCGGTGGCGAGAAGTTTGACGCACTCACGGAGGCATTCACCACCGTGCAGAAAGAAGGCAAGCTCACCACTGAGACGCTCAAGACCATGACGGATAATGGGTTCAAACCGCTCGCACTCATGCAGACGCTCGCAGGTTCATCGGATGAGTACTGGCAGAAGCAGCTTGCAGATGGCGCGATCAGTATGGATGTGCTTAATAAGGCACTGGATGAGGGCGTTAAAGCAGGAGGGATATTTAACGGGACTTTGGCTAAAGCAGCGCAGACACCTACACAGAAGTGGGTAACCATGAAGGCAGAAGTCGAAGACCTCGCCGTCACCATCGGCGCGAAGTTCATGCCGATCGTAGACGGCAGCGTCAAGGTGCTCACCATGAGCATGGACTATTTCAATAAGGGACTGGACTACACGGTCTCTGTTTTCACCGTGCTATGCGGCTGGGCCGAAAAGAACGCCGACATACTGGAGGAGCTGACAGGCTTCGTGCTCGGTGCTGCTGCTGCCTACAAGGCATATCAGATATGGCAGGTGCTCAGCTACACATGGATGATGCGCGAGACCATCGCCACCACGATACTGGCAGGTGCCAAGACGGTGCTCGGAGTCGTGACAGGTGCCCTCACCGTGGCTCAGTGGTCACTGAATGCAGCCTTCTACGCCTCACCTGTCGGCTGGGTCGTACTGGCTATCGGCGCACTCGTGGCAGGTGTGATCTATGCATGGAAAAACTTCGAGGGATTCCGCAAAGTGATCTACGGACTGTGGGAGACATTTAAAGTCGTTTTCACTGCCATTGGATCGCTGTTTAAATCCATCTTCTCGCCTATCGGTGACGCGATCGCCGCGATCAAGGAGGGCCGCTGGGCCGATGCTGCCAAGGCAGCAGGTCAGCTCGCCCTCAATCTGAGTCCCGTGGGCATGGTAGTCCAGGGCGTGAAGGCATTCAAAGGCGCTGACATCGGCGGTGCATACAAGAAGGGCGAAGCCGAAGGCACTAAGAGCTGGAATAAGGATCATGAGATCAAAGTCACCAATGATACCAAGAAAGAAAAGACTCCTGAGGAGCTGCTGAAGGATAACTACAAAAACAGTAAGGTAGACTCGGCAGCTGATGACAAAAAAGACGACAAGGAAGCCGGAGCCAAAACAGAAGCAGGACTGAACGCCGTGAGCGGTGGCGGTGTCAAAAATATAACCGTGACAGTCGGCAAGATGATAGAGACTCTGGAGATCAAAATATATGGCGGCGTAGCCGAAATGCAAACGCAGATAGAACGCGCCGTCGAGGAGGGAATGACAAGGGCTATCGCAAGCGCTACAGCTAAATAAAAAACAAACAATATGAAAAAAGGACGCAAACAACCAACGAGAATCATACGCAGTAAGCGCGGACAGCAGATCAATATCAAGACTCTGGTCGAGAAAATAGAAATACATGGAGCTCCGACTAAAGAGATGATCGAGAAAGCGATAACTGATTCATTGATAAGTGCCATAGGGTAATGAAAGTAACAGATATACTACTCGGTGACGACAATGACCTGATCATACGTGACGGGGATTTTGCCGTAGGCGATAGTACGCAGCAGCATCAGAAGCATCTGCTAATGGCTGAGCCCGGAGACTACAAGCAGAATCCGCTGATCGGCATAGGTGCCCAGAGCTATCTGGATGACGAAGGCCCCGGCGATCTGCTCAGGGCGATGAGAAAAGAATTAGTCCGCGACGGCATGATCGTGCAAAACCTCAGTGTCGGATCGGATGGTATAAACATAGACGCAAACTATTAAGATGGCAGCAGCAGACAATACACCTAAAAACCTCATTCACACCGCCATGCTCACGCTGACGGTCATGTTTAGCGGAGGCTCATTCGGGCTGCTGTGGAAGGATCACGAGAAGATATGGGATCACGAGGTACGCCTCACGGTGATCGAAAAGGATACTAAGAAATCTACGCCTCCGGCTACGGCCCTGTACGAAGGCATACTGGAGAGCGAAACCAAAATAGAAAAGAAAAAATGAGAGCACTCATCATCCTACTACTCTGTTTGTCTACAGTCTGCCACAGTGCGGACTGTCACCGTATCGTCCCGTTCATACTGAAGTGGGAGGGCGGCTGGGTAAACAATCCTAAAGACCCCGGAGGCGAAACCAACAAGGGCATCACCTACAGGACGTGGAAACACTACTACGGGGGCAATACGCACCCTGAGTTTATGATCATGCCCACAGACAAGTGGGAGCATATCTACAAAGACGGCTACTGGGATGTCGTACACGGTGACCAGATCAAGAACCAGAACATCGCCGAGGTGCTCGCAGAGTGGTGCTGGGGTAGCGGTGCAGCCATCCCGATCCGGGATGTGCAGCGGGCACTCGGCATACAGGTAGACGGCGTATTCGGAGTGGGTACGCTTTTGGCGATCAACAGAGCCAATCAGCAGGAGCTGTATCAGACGCTGATCACTGACCGCTTTAAGTTTCTGAGCCACCTGCCGCAGCATACTACGAGCCTCTGGACTTTCACCGATGGATGGTTTAACCGCATGACCGACTTTGTATTCTTTCAGAACAATCAAATAGCGATGGTAGCTACCAGCAAGCCATGAACAAACCTTTTATCATATCAGCTGCTTTGAACGTGGTGCTGCTCGTGCTACTCTGCACGAGTATTGCCGTAGGCATCAAAGTGCACCGTGCAGACTGTCCGCCTGTCACGGAGTCGACGGTCATCACGTACCGCGACTCCGTGATCGCAGTGAGGGACACGGCGATGAAGCCCGTTTTCAATAAGGCATCTGTCAGGATCCGTCACACAGAGGATCACAGCGCGAAGGCGATGGAGCTGGGCAGCTGCGAGACCCTGAGCGGCGCTAACTGTGCGGATACAAACTTCTACTGCGTCGACACGCTCGTCCCGAATCACTACAGGGCCGAAGCTCACGCCACCGTGACAGGCAATGAGGTCGTAGACTGGAAAGTAAACTACGTCAACCTCACACCTGAGACTATCCGCATGGAGACCGTGACCACTACCGTCGTAGAGCATCCGCGCTCGGCTATGTTTCAGGTATATGCCGGAGCCTTCGGTCTCGGCAAAGAGAACTACTGGGGCCTCGGCCTCAAGGCTGATGTCGTGATCGCTGACAGGTTTATGATCGGATATGGATTTGACGCTAAGAACCTGACGCATCAGGGCGAGCTGCTGATGAAGATCAATTTTAAAAAGAAATGAGACAGATCACTGTAGAGAATGGACAAAACATCTTCGACATCGCCGTGCAGGAGTACGGTAGTGTCGAGGGTGCAGCTGCGCTGATCGCTGACAATGCGCTTGCTGATGGCTACGCGACCATCCTCACCGGAGGCCAGATACTGCTGATCAAAAGCGCTCCGACAGATGCTAAGATGCTGGCCGATATCAAAGCCGCAGGGATCAAGCCGAAAGGCGGCACTGTACTGACGCATGTCTCCGGCTTTGCATTCGGACTGGAGCCCGTCACTGTAGCCAATGGCGGCGGTGACAACTGGACATTCAGTGTGCCATTTAGCTCGCTGACGCTGAGCGGCACAGATACTATGAGTCCTGCATCTGTGACAGGAGACTTCTGGACTGGCATGACACCGACCTCCATCGTATCTGATACGATATCCGCAGCTACAGATTATACATTCAGCGCTCGTGGTGCAGGTACCTATATTTTCAGGGTACAATATCATACTGCTGATGGATTCACAGTAGCTACACAGCTATTTCTGATGGTAGACGGAGCGGGGACGATCATCCGAATGGCTTCGTTTGCGGGGATCTACGGAGTCACTATCTCAGGTCTCAGCATCAGTGCGACTGCTGAGTATAGCGTGACTAACTGTACATTCCCCAGTGGCAGAAACTTCATCGCATTTAATGGTGATTTCTCCAGCTATCATCCAATGGGTAGCTCGGATTCGCTCGTCAGTGAGCCGCTGCCGCTGTACGATCACATTTACTTATTCTTTATGGCGCCGCTCAGCCCTGCCGAGTGGACAGATGTCGGAGCTGATATCAATGGAGATGTGACAGGCAGCGCAATGACTTTAACAATAAACATATCCTAAAATGGCAAGATCAGTATCAACAATATATCAGAGCATCGTCAATGAGAAAAACACGATGACATCACTGTCCGGGCTGCTGCCTACAGTGGAGAACCTCCCGCAGCTTCTGACCGATCTCGGCAACAGTCCGAGCCGCGTGGCAGTCTGGAGACTCATGTGCTACATCGTCGCAGTGTCTATGAATACGCTGGAGACGCTGTGGGATAGCTTTCTGAATGTGGTCAATACCACGATAGCCAATAAGATACCTGGCACACTGCTCTGGTATCAGCAGCAGGCTTTCATTTTCCAATACGGAGACCCGCTGACGCTGATAAATAACAAATGGCAGTATGCCACCGTGACCCCTGCCAATCGCATCGTAAACAGATGCGCCGCCATCGAGCGCGGAGCCACAGGGATACTGATCAAGGCGGCGATCTTTGACGGTACGTCTATCGCTCCGCTGTCTGCGCCGCAGCTCGTAGCCTTCAATGCCTACTATCAGAAGATCAAGTATGCAGGCCCCGCGATCACCTGTGTGAGTTATACTGCGGATTTGCTGCGCCTGTCCTACACCATCTACTATGATCCGCTCGTCGATCTGGCGGTATTGCAGCCAGCTGTCGAGGCCGCGATCAATAACTTCATCGGCAATCTGACATTTAATGGTGTCTACAATCTCACCGCTCAGACGGATGCGATACAGCGTGTACCCGGTGTCGTAGACCCTCGCCTCACTGATGCACAGGCCACCTATGGACTGCTCCCATATGCTCCGATCATTGGTCAGTACGCTTCGAATGCCGGATACCTGAGCATCGACCCTGCCTATCCTTTGTCCACTACGATAACCTACGTACCATATGTTTAGTGTGATATGGTCATATCTCGTGAGCTGGCTGCTGCCATGGTTTCTGAATAAGACAAAGATGAACGACTGGCTGAATGCGCTTCTGAAACCGCTGTCAGAATTGTACCAGACATTCATTGCTTTCAAAAATGAAACGCTCTATGAACTGTCCATCACAGGTCAGGTGATCTCCCTGGAGCAGCTGCTGAACGATAAATTTAACGGGGGGCTCAATGCATGGAACTGGAACTCCACAGACGGCACCTATGTGCCCAACACGCCCAACGCGATCTATATCATTGACTTTCCCAATGCGCTGCCCGTGACCTATGTTTGGAATAATGCCGAGGCACGTCCGCCGCTCTATCTGTACAATGCGAGTGAGGCGCACACACCGCCGCTCTATCTGTACAATATGGGAGAGTTTGACGATGAGGCAGATTTCCTCATCAATGTGCCCACGGCGCTCGCAGATGTGACGACCGATCTGCTATTCGTAGCCAAGATGAAAGCATGGGTCAATAAATACAGACAGGCAGGTACGAGATATTCGATTGTAAACTATTAAACAAAAATAAATGAGAAGATTTGACACAGGCACGAGTGCCACCAACGGCGGAATGCCGATAGTACAGGATGATTTTGAACTAATGCAGGATGCAGCGGCAGAAGCCATCGGCGGCGCTGCCACGCTGAACGGTCAGGATAGCTATATCATCACAGGCTGTAATATCGTGCCGCGTGGAGGCTCTAATCAGGGCACCACAGCGGGTATCCTGATGCTTAATGGTGAGGTTTGCTTTGTAGATGCTGATCTCGTCGGTATAGATGAGACGGTGAATCCACTACTCACATGGTACTGGACTACTGATGTGACATACGATCCGGCAGGGCTGAAAATATTCGCTATCGGAGGTGCAGGGATTGACACCTACAAGATCACAAAGGCCGTGATCGGATATGCAGGTACGCCTCCGGCAGGAGCTGTGAGCATCCTCGCTATGAAGCGTCAGGAGAATCTGATCGCCGATATGGTGGCTACGCAAGGCATACAGTTCACGAAGTCTATCGGCTTCGCCAAAGGTACCGCGACGCTCGTCAGCGCAGGACAGTATTCGCTCGCTGCCGATGGCAATAGCTTCGACCTGCCCTTTGTGAATGGCACCACACTCGTGCAGATCAACGGTGGCATCGGCGGTGTCGAGGTAGGGACTAATATCGTAGTGCGATTCGTCGGCGCTGTCGACTCTGACGAGATCACGCTGACATCAGGAGCCAATATCCTCACACCACAGGGCCGCGACTATACCTACAGGCACGGAGACTGGGCGACCCTGAGCTATCAGGGCGCGAACGTATGGTCACTCGTCGATCAGTGGCAGTCCGGCAGCTGGCAGGTAGTGACGACCTTCGGCACAGGCTGGAGCGCAGGAAGCCCCACACCGAGATTTATGAAAGACAGATGTGGGAGGGTGCAGCTGAGTGGGTTTTGTGGTAGTTCGACATCAGGTGCACACTTAAACCCAGTATTCACATTGCCATCAGGATACAGGCCTAGTCAGGATGAGACTTTTTCTATGAATTATGATTCAGGAGGTAGTACAACGCCTTTTACGGTAACTGTACATACTGACGGTACCGTTACAACAGGAATATCGCCAATAGGAATATGGTTATCAAGTATCTCATTTATTGCGCTGTAATGTACTTTTTGCTTCTGGTCACCATACCATTAGCGTAGGTAAGCTCCTCAATTACGAGGCCCGAAAGGGATTCGGTGAGCTGACCATCAAAATTGAAATATCGACGGCTTGCTACTGGCATATTGGGAGTTATTTCTGATATGCCAGTAGTTGGGACGTAGAAAAGGCCCCTCACAAACGATCCTCCCTGTCCCCAACTATTAGCACCAAGAGTAAAAGGAATGGTATCAGCACAATCCCATGTTGCTGGCATTGTAAAGCCAATATGCCTTGTAGTGTGATCTGCATTCAGCGCCATCGCATGAAAGCTCACAGTGGAAACCTTGAATAAGATTAAATCTCCAGTATATTGACATGACTGATTATGGCCGATGTAAAGATCAATAAATAGGGTGTCTGGCGCTGAATAGGTAGTATCGACGCTAATATCTACCCACTGCTGAGACCCTAAGCTTATAGTTGTAGAGTCATTAAATGAGCTTTTAACTATCTTATAATATGGCAGCTGAGCAGATGCAGCGAGTCCTAAAAACAGCGTGAGGATAAGGAGTAAATATCTCATGTTTGGTTTGTTTAGGCTGCTAAGATATAGCTTTGACCCTTACATATTGTTAAAAAACATGTATTTTATTTGTGTGTGGGCCTCAACTCATACATTTCATTTTTCAGGGGTGTTACAAGTGGTTTTTCGAAATATAAATGTTAAGAAACCACACTTTGTTTTCCCCGATAAAAAAAAGGAAAACCCATAATCACAAAGAGCAAAAAGTCAGATATTTACACATATTATTTTTTATTTTTCGATTATGGCTTGTATTAAGTTTTTCGCGCGATTTACGTCAGAGGAAAGTTCGTAGTCGCCCCCTTCGGACTACGAATAGCGCGTCAACAACCTTCATTGCCTAGCGCAAAAAATGACAATACTCCGACAATTGATAAAATTTGAAAATGTACTTTGCATTAATGCATTTCCCAAACTGATCCATTTATGAAAAGATCATTTCTCTTAGGCTTCATAGTTCTGTCCACCATTGCATCCGTTTGCGCACAAGCAAACAGGCTTGATCCTTCATTCGCAAACAACGGTATTTTCTTAAACCGCGACTCGATCTATGCACCATGTATGCTGGTGCAGCCGGATCAGAAAATCATTTTGGCGGGTAATACAAATTTTGATTATTCACTCTTACGGCTCAATCCGGACGGGTTCATTGACAGTAGCTTTGGAGTTAATGGCTATGTATTCGACCCCAAAGAAATTTATCCAAGGCGTACATATTGGATCCAGGCATATTCCTTAGCTCAACAATCAGATGGCCGGGTTTTGCTGGCTGGTACAGCCGGAGGTGAGGATGCTTTCGGGGGGCTTGTTCCGCTCGTGACTTGGCTTTCACGATATAACAACAACGGTACCAAAGACAGTAGTTTTGGTACAAATGGAATTATAATAAATACTTTTGATAGCCTTTGGCCTACGAGCACCCCCAATATTCTGGTCGGACCCGGAGGTGAAATTTTCCTGACCGCCTTAGGTTCTAATTATTCATATTATTACCCATCTTGGCTTGGATCGAACAGAGTGATTTGCTATGATAGCCTAGGGCACATAGATAGTACATATGGCGTTTCGGGCAGGATATACCTATCCAAAAATCAACAGGGTAATTTACTTTCCTCCACGTTACAACCTGATCAAAAAATATTGCTGGGAGGTGCTGACACTACTGGGACAATATTTTCTATCTCACGATATACATCATCAGGGATTATCGACTCCTCATTCGGAAATAACGGCATAGCGCAGATCGTCTGTGATTCGGATCTAGGTGGTTTTAATTATCTATATGTACAACATGATGGCAGTATACTCGCTACGAAATATGAGCAAGCTATACCTGCATCAGATCATGCGACATTCAAACTTTCACGGTTTACACCCTCGGGTTCGATAGACCAAAATTTTGGTCTATCAGGATGCGCCCAAACGATTATTCCTTATGGCATTCCCGAGATCGTACTGCCTATAGGAAGTGCCAGTTTCGTCGCTGAATATCCTGATGGAAAAATCTTAGTTGG